TGTATCAAGTAAAAAGTGAACTAGATACAATATTATTAGTTTTAGAAAGGATTAAATCTCCTCCGATGACATCTATTAATTCACAAATAAATGGAATGAAAATAAAAATTACATCAGTAATTGAAATTAATAGTCATGAACTTCAATATATACTACATATCATTGATTATATTGTTGGATTTACTAATAAACATGATAAGATTGAATACATAGAACAACTTTTAAAAATATTAAAAGCACATATTAATTTTTTTACTATTCAATATCTTAATAGAGTAGGTTTAAATCCACCTCCTCCATTTCTTATGCCACCAAAAGGAACATATGATAGATCAATAATAAGACAACCTGGTGTTACACCAATCAATCCTAAAAAATTATTGATTGGTGGATCTGTAGTCATAGATCAGAATGCTAATAATCTTGATGCTAATGCTCTTCTAGCACAGCAAATTAATGAACTTAATCAGTTAAAATATGGTATCTAAATATATCACTATCTTGATATGAATAGTATAGAGTTTTATCAAGATATGATAAAAATAGTTAACGATGTAAGTGAAAAAAAATTACCTAAGAAGCGTGTCTATATTAATTATATGACTCGTTTATTAAATACTTTATTAGTGAGAAGAGCACCTCCACTAAAGATCAAACATGATATTGTGTTAGAAATAAAATAATTTAAATGTTTTCTTATTATATAAGATATAAGAAAAATGAGGATTGGTCGAGTCTATAAAATAACAAGCCCTAGTACAAATAAAGTATACATTGGATCAACTATTAAAACATTAAATTCAAGATTACAGGAGCATAAAACAAATTATAAAAAATGGAAAAAAGGTAAATACTCATACAGAAAGGTATTTAAAATAATGAAATACAAAGATGCTATTATAACTAAAATAGAAAAAATTCAATTTATAATAGATGACTGGGATGAACTTAGAAAAAGAGAACAATATCATATTAATAATACTAATCATTGTGTTAATCAATCAAGTGCATTTGTAGTAGGAAGAGGATACACTCCAAAAGAACATAATGAAATTTATAGAAAAATAAGATATACATGTAAAAAATGTGATAGAAATTTAACATTATGTCATAAAAAACGACATGAAAGAAGTAGTCGACATAGGAATGCTAACTAAATATTAATTTAATAAATTAGATTAATATTTAAGTCTCTCCATCATATGATCTCGATGAAGTTCACTTCCACCAAGAACATAGTTTCCAGCACGTTTTCCTCTTCGTCCACCAACTCTAACACCACCCATTTCATCATAACCATATCCATCACCATCACCATATCCAACTAATCGTGCGGCTTTTGATCCAATTTGTGCTCCAGGATGAGGAACTAATGATAATCCTTTTGAGAGTAGTTTATTTTCTTTAATAAAATCATGTGCTCCTCTTAAAAATGGTAATATTTTACTTCCAATAGCTTTTAAGCTATCCCAGAAATTTCCACCTTCATGATCTTTAACCATATCATATGATATTCCTTTTTGACTATTAGCATCAAGAATATCTGTTGGACTAATAACTCCAATTTGAGCTGAACATTGATTAGATCCTTGAACAGTAAACGTGCCAGCTAATACTGCTACAATCCATACAGTGGGAGTAATAGTACGATTTGAAATATTTTTAGCAGTTACTTGTACCTGGATCTGGCTTTGAAAAAGCATACCGGGAGACTCTAATGACCCTAGACCAAGAGCTATTGGGAAATCTATACAAAAAACAGATCCAACTAAACCAATTCCATTTCCAGGAGCAAATGTTCCAGGTAGTCGAGCATCATCTCCCTTCCACTGGGACCATGAAAGTTTTAGTCCTGAATCTACACTTAATTGATATAATTGTTGTTGAGAACATGATGCTAATAAACCATTACGATTTTGAAACTGTAAACTAATATTTTGAATAGAGAAATATGTATCAGTTGAAGTAGCAGTAGCATATTTATCTGAATTCTTTTCTTGGACATAAACATATACTCTTGCTGGAATTGAATTTAATTGAATATTATTTGATGGAAAATTAAATGAAGCCCCAGCTAATGTAGGATTTTGATCAGTAGGAAATCTAATAATATCATAGTAGTCATATGTAATTGGCATATTATTTGGAATAATCATTGTTTCCTGAGGAGTAATATATTCAAATTGTAAATTTGGAAGTGATGATGAAAAACTTGTAGGTCCACCAGGTAATCCACCAAAGACAAAATTTGAACTTGTGATTACTGCTGTTCCTGCTCTATCTGAATGTGACCACATACGATTGGCGGCTTGTCCTAAAAATGTAAAATTAAAGTCCATTGATGTAATATTATAAAAACCAGATTCATTACCATGTCCCCAATAAAATGGACTTAAATAGAGATTTTCATTAAATATAATGTCAATAATAACTGTAACAGGAAGACCTAATGATACAGGATTTTGCACAATTACCATCGGAAAGCCACCTCTCGGCATTTGACTTGCATCATTAAAATCACCAACATTAGTTAAAGGATTCAAAATTGTTCCAATTAAATCATCATATGATTGTGATTGATCTTGATATGTAGGTGTCATACTGTAATCAGTAGTTTTTAATGCTGTACCAGTATTGTAATGCATCATAGCATGAATAATATCTGCACTATTTACTGATACTGAATAGTTATTAATAGTAGCTTGCATTGTATCAATTGAACCATTAATAGGAAATGCTCGTGGTGCATCATACATATTTTGAAAAAGTGTTTGTCCTACTGGGCATGTACCAATAAATGTTAAACGAACAGGAAGTGAAAATACTACCTTTCTTGATGTAATTATTTTTGCACTAGGTGGCGGACATGTAAATGTTATACTGGATTGAGATATATTAGAACTATTATATACTTTGAATGACGTTTGTGATCCAGCTTTAACAATTGCAAAATTTCTTTCATTTGTTATATTTGTTACTGGTGCCCGAACTAATACAGGTCTAAGTGGCTGAAAAGATAATGACATTCTTTATATATATTTACTAGATAAAAATATATTTGGTTAATCTACAGATTAATAATTCTTATAAAGAGATTTACGAGTAAACAATAATTTTATAGATGCCTGTTGAAAAACAGTAATTCCTAATGGATAAATATTATTATTTAAATCTTCCCAAAAAATTCTAACATCTAATTTTTGAAGTGGAGTATCAGAATTTAAATCTATCAATCGATATTGACCAGATGGTATATAATAAGCTATGCTACGACCATCTCCAACTAATGTTGTATCAACAATAAAATCAGTAAGGATATTTTGACTAGCATTATTATTAATAGATGGAATAGTTTCTGGTTCTGTTGGAATACCAGCAGTAGTAAAAATAATTCGTCGAATACTTGACCAATATAATAATGAAGAGTATTCTTGAGTGAATTTATAATAATCAGTAGTAGCTGGTGTAAATGGAATTGGATATGTAAATGCATCTGGTGGATAAAATGTTCCAAATTCTTGAAATTTATATACTTGATCATTACCATTCATCTGTCCTGGTATGTTTATTGTAAATAAAAAGTTACCTAAATAATTTGTTGATGCAATATTTTGACCTAGTGTAGGAATTTCTACCAGCGGTGCCGTTATTGTTACAAAGCATTTTGGAACAATTATTGATAATAATCCTGTTGCAGGATCTAATATGACATATGGAGCTCTTATTGTAGGAAATATTCCTTGTAATCCAGATATTACCCATACAACATTAAATGCTTGATTAAACATATTTATAATAGTTTGATATGCAAAAATATAATGATACTGTGTTACTACTTGATCCTGTTGATCTTGTAATGGTACTGGAAATCCACTCTCTTCAGGAAGAAATTGAAGATTTGCTGAATAAAATATTCCACCAAAATGAATATTAACTACCATAGGTGTTTTATTTGCTAGTGCTAATAAATTAGTATTTGGAATAATAGGACATATCATTAGAGGTACATTATTAAGTGGAATAGTAAATCTAACTACAGAACAATAATAATCAGAGCATTTATCAAGAATAGGATTTGTTCTTGTTACCGAATAATTTGCATTAGTAGCCGCTTCATTTGTTGGTGCTCCAATAGGAGTATTAATATAATTTGCTGGAGGATCATGACTAAATTGAATATTAACATAAATATTATCAGTTTGACGTTCAATAATTTCAACATATCCTTTACCAATAGTATGTTCAATTGAATATCCACTTAATGGATTTGGATTTTCTACTAGATTTCTTACATTTTGTTGACTATCATACTCTAATTTTCTTCTATGATCCTGTTTTATTTGATTTTGTTCCTTAATGAATTTTTTATATTGTGAATTATTCATTAATATTACACTATATTCTTTTTGAGATTTATTAACCCCAAAAAGAACATATATATGCCCTGATAGATATCAAAGTATGACAGTCAGAAAGAAGAAACGGATGGATTACTAATAATACATAATAATTTATTATTAGGAATCTAACTTATATTGTCATTCATTAAAGATGAATAATACTCATTCACTTTAGTGTATCGAGTGTTAATAATGTTACCATCTCATCTGGATCAATATTATATTTTTTTGTAAAATACATTATGTAATCATGATATTGATCATCTGACATATTACGACAGATCAATCTTACACATACATGTCTACCACATGTTCTAATTTTTTTATTATGTTTTTGATAATCATACTCATTATATGTTAGATCATAAGGTGACTTATCTAATAGAATGGATAAATATGGTTTATCTTGATTTGATACTTTAGCAAAATGATGTGGTATATAATCTAGACTATCATCAGGATATCCACCATATGAATTAAAAAATGATACTGTTTTATTATTAAGCTTCCATAAACAACACCAATGGCCATAATTTTCCTTTGCTTCGAATAATAAAACACATGCTTTATATCGACCTAATACGTCATCTATTGATTTATATTTTATTAGATCAGGGTAGAGTACTAAATTAAATTTTCCATCTAATATGTTAAAGATATGTTTGTCAGATAATGATATGTCCTCATATTTTTGTAAAATTCTATTACTCATATACAATCTATCAATATATTTTAGTCTATATCATCAATATCATTTAATATATCAGGTTGTATGGTTCTTAAGATTACTAATCTATCTCTAATAGTACCTATAATTAATTTTAATTCTTTCAATTTTTTTTTGATAGTTGCTTTACGTTTCAAAGCATTATGTAAATGATTTTCTTCATAAGGAATGTAATTATCACTATATGGCGAATCTTCATGTATTACTGTTGGTTCTAAAAAGATACGAATTCCAAATAATTCCTTTTGTAATTCTTCACACTCATCATAGATATTTCCTAATAAATCTACATTATCATTGATTAGTGACTCTATTTTTTGTAAGAATGAATTATATTTCTTAGTAGAATTGATTATCTTTATGTATCTCTCTTTATTATCTGAATGATGTGAACAATTTCTACTACCACGTACTCTTTTTCTTCCACATCTTTCTCCATTTCTTGTTCCTTGTTTCAAAACATATTTGCATCCTGGCATTTTTTCTTTCGTTACTATAGTATAGAAATATTTTTTTATATCATTTTTAAACTAATTTTAATTTAGTAGCCTATGATTTTTATCGTACCCTATAATTTTTTATCATCCCATGGGAAACAATGCATTGAATGTCTCACCGTTTCATTTTCCCCCCGTACCCCCCAATCGTCAATATAACATAATATTTGCTCGTGTAGTTTCAGATGCCCTACAACAAATGATAGATATAATGTTGGAAATTAAAAAAGGATATGCTATGATAATTTATTTTTGTAATTTATTTTTTGTAATTTTTGACTAATTTTAAAAGGTAAAAATCAGATATGGTTCGAAAGGCACTCTCAATGAATCATAAAAAATAGGATAAGCAATGATTAAATTTTACTTTAGTCACTTAAGGGCACAATTGTTTTTTTTAAAAATCGGATATGCTATGTATAGTACACGTAGACACTCTATTTTCTTTAAAAGTAAAATAATAATAATATTATAGTATATATATAGAAAAGGTCTTGGAACTTTTCCCGTGTATTAGTGTCATATACGAAGCATATCCTTTTTTTAGATGCCCAAAAAATGCCTTGCGAGCCATTTTGTGTGCCTTGGTTGAACCATATCCTTTTTTATTTTTCTATCATGCGTGACTCAACACCATATCCATTTTTTGGTAAAATCATACCTTAAATTCTTGTAGCACTCATAAATTACACGAAGGAAATGATTATGTTGTATTGACGATTGGGGGGTACGGGGGGAAAATGAAACGGTGAGACATTCAGAGGACAGTTTTCCATCGGGTGAAAAATAATGAGTTTAAAATGATATAGAAAAATATTTCTAATAGTATAGTAGGAACGATGGAGAGTAGACTTGATAGAGCACTTGAAGAAATTAATAAAGCTATTTATGAATGTACTCATCATACACTTGGTAAAGTATATCTCAAAATAATGCTAGATAATATATATACCACACATAGTGGACAGCATCAATTAATATATATCTATGATTTAAAAGAGACAGTATATAAATTAATACCTTCAGATTCATTTAGACATCTAATATCATGTAATTTGATTGACATCTTTGATTGTTATAAAAAAAGAGCACTATTAGAGATAGTTGAATTAAGAAGACGTAATAGTAATATAAAAAAAATTGAGACAGCTGAAGAAAAAGTTAAATTGATAACAACAGCTTGTAAAAAATCTCAAGATATCACATTTTGTAAGAATATATTAGAAGATGTATTTAATAATCATCAGATATACAGAGTTAACCTACTAAATAATTTTGATTCTAGAATGGATGTAGTAAATTTTCAAAATGGTATGGTTAATCTTAAAACAGGTTCATTTAGAAAACGAAAGTGTACTGATCTCTTCACTAAGACACTAGATTATGAATTTGAACATGCAGAACATATTGAAGATAAAAAACCATTTGAAGTAATCGAGGATTCATTTATGAAGATAAGTAATAATGATCCAGAACAGATTGAAGGATACAAAGAATGGTTTGGTTACTGTATGACAGAATTTATTGATGAACAAATATCATTCTGGTCTATTGGTAAAAAAGCATCGGAAGGGAAATCTACAATCGTGGAAGCATTTGATTCTATGTTTCATATTTACTGTCGTAAGCTCAATTACGAAACCTTTAATAAAAAGTTTCAAAAGAGGTATAAACAGTTTGCTGAACTAGAAAAAATTAGATTTGCTTGGATGGAAGAGATAGATAGATCAAAATTAGATGTACAAGCCTTAAAAGACTGTATTGGTGCAGAAAATATTGGAGGTAATGAAATAATGTATGGTACGTCCAAGGATATTAGAATATATTTTAAATTAATGTTTATCTCTAATAATAATCCAAAATTTACTAATGATAATGGAATGAAACGTAGAGGATTATGTATGGTTCATACTAATAGATTTGTATCTCAAGATGTATATGATAAGAGTCCAGATAAAACATGTTTATATGTTAAGGATACTAAATTAAAAAAATTATTCAAGACAGAAGAATATAAATTAGCTTTATTCAATATATTATTACCCTATGCTCAACGATATTATGAATCTAAAACATTAACTAATACTGATATATTTAGAACTAATTGGGAAGATATCTGTTGTGAGAATGATCAAATGGCTCAATTTTTAGAAAATAACTACATTGAAACTAAAAATAAGGATGATATCATTCATAAAGATGTATTCTTAAATGAGTATCAAAAATATTTTAATCTTAATAACATAAGCTGGAATACCATCTTATCTGATATTCATAGATTAGGAATTAACTATGATAGAATGAAAAAAAGAACTATCTCAATCAAAAATGGTAATACTGAGACAAAAAAACAATTAAGAGGATTTATTATTGGTTATAAATCTAATGTCATTATAATAACACACCCATCAAATAATGGAGATGTAATAATAGAGAGTAAAGATACTTGTGAACATGATATTGATATTGATTCTGACTATGATTTATCATCAGGATCTGAAATTATTATGACTGATTTAGCTATCAAAAATATATGATAATATAGTATATGCCAATACATAGAGGTAGAGATACTAAAGGATCATATTATCAATGGGGATCACAAAAAAAATATTATTACATGCCAGGTGATACTCGATCAATGAAAAGAGCATATGCTCAAGCTATTAGACAAGCACAAGCCATCTATGCTCATGGATATAGATAACTGTAATTAATTGATTAATTAATTAGAGTAAATCTCAAAAATACAACACTGTATGTTTCAAAATGTTAGTATATTTTCCACCCGAGTGAAAATGAAAATATCAAAATGTTTCATAAAATATAAACACCACCAGAATGGACAACATACATAGGATAAGATTTATTAATTTTTACCCATCTACTTTTTAAAGCTAATATCTCATCAATTTGTTTATTACTCAATCCAAAATATGTTTTTAATGCATATCTTATTTGTTGACTTGAACCACTCTTTGGAAAGATAGTTAGACTATGCATTTCATTCATTATTGTTCGAGCTAATTTTTTTTCATTAGGTATGACTAAATGATTTGAAATTATCATCCAACATCCAAGTTTTCTTCCTATCTCCATACAGTCTTCCATTAATTTATCAACTTCCTTTTTTAAAATTGGATTTTGTATAGTCTGACAGTCATCAAATATCATTAAACATCCACCTTGTATTTCATTAGTTATGTCAATCGGATAATCGATTAACGTATCTAAATCTATTTGTTTTGGTTTGAGGTGTTTATAAGCTGGATCATCTCTAGCATCTGTTCTACTAAATATATAAATAGGACGTCTTGGATATTGTCTTTTAAATTCAGTAGCCATATTTGCACTTATTGTACTTTTACCTGAACCTGATGGTCCTGCTACATAATCCACTGATCGTGATTCTAAATTAGGTAATGCCATTAATTGCTGTCCACGAAGACAATTATACTTTGTTCCTATTATTCCTATGTCATTTTTCCGACTAACAGCATTTTTCTTAATGGGAATCTTTTTTTTGCTGACATATTTTTCTTCTTCTGATGATTCATCCGAGTGATATGCTTCGGATGACTCACTATAACTATCATCAGATGCAGTATCAAAAAAATCATCATCAGTATCTTCTTTTCCACCTATTGATCCATATCTATGCCATCCACCTGTAGTTGGTTTACCTTGTTCCATATTATCTGGATCAAAAACATGAATAATTTTATTCGTATGTAATAATTTAGCTATAGGGACTCCTTTAGTTAATGATAACATTACTATATGATAAGAAAATATTGACTAATGCTGAAACAGTCTATATTAAATATATAGTTCTAGGCTAATTATATAATGGAACAAATAAAATTAAAATCATTATCAAAAGAACAAATAAAAGATATGATAGCTACATTGACAGAAAGATTAGTTATTATTGAGACTAAAGAAAAAAATACTATTAAGAGTCCAAGTTATAGAAAGGAAAAAACTATATGTGATATATGTGGAGGAAAATATTCGCATTATAATAAACCAATGCATGCAAAGGCACAAAAACATATTGTAGCAGTAAGAAATAATGATAGTATTAGAAGATTAGCTCGAAGTAAAACAATAGCAAGTAGAATAGCTATACCTGATGATCTCTAATTTTTTAGGCTCAAATTTCCCAATAGAATAGTTATTTTTGCTCTAAATAGATACTAGAGCAACTAATTTTATTATATCATATATTACTATTCCATTACTTAATCTTAATAGAATACCAACTATTTGACATGCCTTTGATACTTTTTTAACATTACTAGCTAGCTTCATTAAATTTATTCCAGATGTGATACTGTATATATTAAGTTTTCTTTCCATTATTGTATCTCTATAATAATACTTAACAAGGTAATTTCTCTAGCTAGATCATATATCAAATAGTTTGACATAGCAACAAATCTAATAAATATGATATATAGATTTTTTAATACTTTAGTTTTGGACCCCATATTATATTTTAAACCTACTATGGCATCATTATATATTCTATTCTTTATCCATTTTTTATGAAATCCTTGATATGGATCTTTATCTTTTTTAAATTCTTCAATTTCTCTATGATAATTATCAATAGTTACATAATCACATAGTTTAAAAAATGGACAATGTAATTGTTGATTTAATGGATCTAATTCTAAAACACACATTCCTAAATTATAAAAAATCTTATTGACAATATAAGTTATATTGATACGATATTCAAGTTGATTATTATCGCCTCTACAAATATGCACGTCAGATGACTCAATATATTCAATAACATATGTGTATGGTAGATTATTTTGATTTAGATATCGTTCCACATGTCGCATTTGTGACTCACAGAGCTCTATGTTCATCTTTAATGTTAGCTAAAATATGCTAATATTAAAGATCCATATCAAATAACTTATCTGATTCTTTTTTTTGAGTATATCTTACTATCTGATCAAGATTACTATGACCTACATGTTTTGCTACTATAGCTGGCTCCTTTTTTTCAGTATATAACATATAGTTAATAAATGCATACCGTAAGCTATGAGTATTACAATGATGATGCTTAAGTAGATAATCTAATACTCTTTTTTTTAAAGCATCCTCCTCTATCTGTGATAAATAATTTTTTAATTCAGTAATGCCATTATCAATTAAGCTTGTCAAAACCCATTTTAATGGATATATCATATGTCTATATCTAACCTTAGTGATATACTGTTCCTTTGTATCTTTTTTATACTTAACTGATTCTGATTTAGCTATCTTAACAGTCATTCTACTATTGAGGTTACCCTCTTCTAAAAATTTTCTGACAGCACTACATGCCTCGGATATACGAGACCCATTTATTAATTGAGTCATAGCTATAATTAAATATAGTAGCCTATTGATAATTTTTCTTTTTTTTGATTCATAATATCTATCATCTAGTGGTAGTCTATTTAACCGACCACATGTTATTTCATATGTACTGATTAATTCTATTTTTTTCTCTTTGAAATCAACACTCCTATCAAAACCATTAGCTATCTTTTCCATTGATATTATTAAGTGAGATTTTCTTATACCAATAAAATGACATAGACTTATTTATACTTCTGCATTTTCAGCGTGTACCAATAAAATGACTTAGCTTTTACGGCTAACATACAAGAACCGTAAATTACGGCAGTGATGAAATAATAAAAATAATAAAATCGGATATGGTAAGCTACTCTATAATAAGTAATCTTATTTTTAGTATATGGTACTCTAAAACTAATAAAATGACTTAGAAATTTCAGGCATTTAACTGGTATTGTCTTACCATATCCGATTTTTAGACTGGGCTAGAATTCCGGACAAAAATATTTATTTAACCCAGAATTTCTAGGTTTAAAGCTAATTTCAAAAATAAGAAAATATAATTCAGTTTTTCATTTTTATGTCTATGTCATTCCATCGGCTTGTCAACATTGCCAAATAATAAATATTAATTATGTAATCTACCTTTCTTTTTGAGATGTGCTAATACTCTTGCGTTACTCCATTTAGGATGTAGAGAATTATATTCACAAGCTTTTTTTCTCCATGGTATTATTATATTACTGCAATCTCTATTAAATTCTTTTAGTCTTCCTCTCTTTACTGGTTTTTTAACTGGTTTCTTTTTGATTGGTTTCTTTTTTACTCGTTTAGGTGGTTCTTCTTCAAATTCTTCTTCTAATTCTTCCTCTATTTCTTCTTCTCTCTTAACTTTTTTCTTTTTTCCTTCTCTTACTTCTTTTTCAGCTTGTTTTCTAGCTTTCTCTATTTCTTTTTCAGCTTGTTTTCTAGCTTTTTCTTCTTCCTTTTTTTCTCTTTCTTGAGCTCTTTTTTGATTCTCTACTGCTTCTTTAAATTTCTTTACAATAGGATCCTTTTTTTTTCTTATTTTATCTTTTTCTTTTTCTATTTTAGTAACTTGAGCTTCATATTTTATTATTTTATTATGTCTCTGAGTATATTCTTTTTTTGATAAACCTGGTTCATCATATGCATAATATGCATTTTCTAAATTTTCATTTGCAAGATCTTGTTTTAATTTTAATTTATTAAATGTTTTTATCATATCACCAATATCTAAATCTATTTTTTTAGCTTGTATACCATAATAATTTGAATCTCTTATTTTTGCTCTTCCAAAAACAACATCAGGTTCTAACTCAACTTTTCCATAATATCTAACTTGTTTTAGATCAACACATTGTTGAGGTGTACCTAATTCCATATTTTTTGGAACTTTATTTATACCACAGTATATATCATTCTTTTCCTTTGGCATTTAATTATACTTAATAAATTAAGTTTGATTCAATGATAAAATAATATTTCTAAAAGTAGAAATGGATTTGACTTGGATAGATGATCTAAAAGATTATGGAGATAAAGATAAAATAATTGAGTATCTTGATGGAGGTATCGAAGCATATAGTGATGAGTTGGTTGCACTACTAAAAAAAATTAAATCAACTAATAGTGATAAGGATAAAGATTTTATCATTAGTGTTTTAGAAAAAGATATAAAATCAATTCATTCTAATATTGAATCTGTAATAGAATATATCAAAAAATATGAAGTCATCGATATTAAAGATACAATATATAATATTGAATCAGAACTGCTACCAATAGGAAAGTAATATAAAATATTATTATAAAGTATATGGACGATTCTCAATACATTCAACAACGAACTAATGATATCCTCCGTGAGAGAATTAGATTAGGTATGTATGGTGGAGCTGATGGTGGTGCTCGAAAAAAAAAGAAAGTAGTAAGAAAACGAAGAGTAGGTAGACCATGTGGTACAGGAGATTTTAATGATGAAATGATGTATGCAACTGGTTCAGGTTATAGACGTCGACGAAAAGCTCCAGTTAGAAGAAGACGACGAGGAGCTGGTTGTGATGAAATGATGCATGCATTACCATATCATGAAGAACCATTAATTAGATATTCTCCTGAAATTACTACTTTAGGATCAGGTGTTAGAATAGGAGGACGAAGAAGAATGACACATAGAAGAAGAGCAGGTGCTGAAGATTCTGGCTTAATGGATATGTTTGGAAGAGGATATGGTACTCATGAAGGAGCAGTAAAGGGATGGAAAACTCGCCGATCAGGATCAAAATCTAGTAAACGAACTGGAACACATAAGACATCTAAATGGATTAAATTTGTTAAAGGATTTGCTAAAACTAATAAGATATCATACAAACAAGCTCTCGAAGAAGCTGGACCTTATTATCGTAAACAGTATGGATAAATAATTAATCTATTAATTAATAAATTAATTATAATAAAACATTAAATGTATACGAATAACTTTGTAGTTGACATCCATTTACAAGACCATTACTAAGAAAATCTCCAACACTTATTGCTCCACTTGGAAATATATGGACTTGACCTGGAGCAAGTGTACCATTACTAAAAATTAATCCAATAAATATATGTTCTGTTGCTGGTCTATATCCTACTGGAAGTGCATTTATTATAACTGGAGTAGCAAGTACTGATGGTGGTCCTGCCGCAACTAAATTTACAATATCAACTGTTACTAAATCTCCAAATCGAGAAATATTTGCTCTACATCCATTAACATTATTTATTCCACCAGTATATGGAAGTACTGTAGTAAATGATTGTAATGATTCAGTTATACTGAGAGGTGTTAATGTTGTTGAAGGAAAAAATAAATTATTAGCTAATAATGTTATTGGCGCGGCTGTATTACCTACTGTAATAGCTGTATTTGCTAAATTTCCACCAATATCAAGTGTACCAGCGCCTACACTTCCTCCTCGAGTTACACCTGGTGTTATTAGACCAGCTGAAGCTGTTGCTGGAACACCAACATGACCAAGTTGTATATTTCCAGTAGGAATATCAGCTCCAATAAATAATGTTGATCCTTGTGCTGGATCAGCATCTATATTATTTGTTTGAATAAATCCTTTAGATATGACTGGATGACCAGCTCTTCCAACTATTACTCGATTTGCATTAACTGGTCCTATGAGTAAATCATCAAGTGCTGTAGGAGTATCAATAGTTTTTACTTTTAAGTCATTAATAACAATAGGAAAATTACTTCCTCCGGTTAAATTAGCAATAGACATTCTACTTATATATTTACCATAGGAATTAAATTCTCTTTGGTCTACTGAAGAGATGATTTACATTATATATTTTATCTTGTCAATTAATATAAAGAAATAGATGTCTATTGCTAATCTTACGAAACCTAATATACTTGATTTATATGCTCATCGATTAGATACTACGACATCATCATTAGAATTAGGAACAGTTGATGCTCCAAGAATTGATATAGGACATGATAATATTCCAATTTTTATTAATGGTGTACCATATAATTCAGGTAATACTCCAGTAGTTCCTAATACTCTTGCATTTTTTACTGGTGCTACTAGTAGTACCATAGATGATACTGATATTACTGTTTTTGGTGTTCAAAATAGTTTACATTTTACACCACCTGGAATAATAGAAAGTAATAATTATTTTAGCTCAAATGGTACCATTAATATTGGTAATGTATTAAATGATACTGATATTTTTATGGATGCAAGTAATTCTATTGTTATTGGTCACGAAGGTTTAGCTGTTCAAATAGTTGAAAGTATTATTACAAATAGTGTTGCTTGTAATAGTGTTGATAGAAATGGTACACCTGATCCTTTAAATATAGGGGGAACGTTTGCGTCTGCCGTTAATTTAGGTAGAGTTGGACAAAATGTAAATGTTTTAGGGAATCTCATAGCAGATGGAATTGATTCATCTAATCCAGTAGGTTTATTTATTAATAGTCCATTTGTTACTGCTGGAAGTGCTGGAGGAGATTTTATGTTTAATGGTGGAATAAGTTTTCTTGCATCAGGACCACCTGAAATAGATTATTTTAATGAAGATGCACAATTTTTAGTTGATGGTATTGGACCATTTGTTACTCAAAATATTGGAACTTATGCAGTACAAAGATTAAAAAATATGGTAACACTTAATATTCGTTGGAGTGTAGCAGGTATTCCTGTTACAGCTAATTCTGATTTAACACTATCTCCAGTTCTACCAGTAGCATTTCGACCAGCTAATAATCAAGGATTTGCTTGTTCAGTAAGAATAGCAGGAACTAATTTTACTCTTGGACAGTGTACTATTGATACTGCTGGGGTAATAACTATTGTTCCTAGTGCATCAACAACATGGACGATTGGAATGACTTGTGATTTTGCATCTATTTGTGCTTCATACAATATTTTAATCTAAAATATAATTAATATATTATTAATAGTATATTAATTAGATGAGTGTATTATTAAGTCCATCTTTAAATTTTGATAAATTTATTGCTAGTAGACCTCCTAATGCATATAGTATTAATGCAAAAAAAGAGATAAGGTTACTATCAGCGGCTCCTGAAGGACAATACACAACCATTCCATTTGGATCAATAATGTATCGTATTCAAAAGTATCCTGGTGATATTGATCTATTAGAGGTATATAATTGTTGTAATAATATGGAGGATGTAATTGATAAATTTGATAAAGCATTAAAAAGAATAGTAATAAGAATAAAAAAAGCTAGAGGACACTATTATTCTGAAATAAAATTAGGATTAGATGATAGATTTGATATTTATATTGGAATAGCTAAAGCAGGAATATATACTCCAGATTATCGATTTATACAACAAATATATGATTACTGGAGGAATGGTATCTTTATGGAAAAAGATCTTAAAGATATTATCAATCTTATTGATGGTAAAAAACCATTAAGAATGGATACATATGATCTAATCAAATACATAATTAGAAATTATCATGTATTAAGATGGTCTCCTGAAGAAATCATGTCAGGGAAGAAGAAAGTAATTGGAAATAAAACGATATTAATGAAAGAAGCTCTTAAAGATGATACATTAGTAAAAATAGATATGATAGTTAATATGGATAATAGATTTATTGAAGTAACTAATGTATATTTTATCTCATACACTGATGATCAAGGTAATGAACATGTAATTAATCCTGGACCAGAAGCTCAAAATGAACTTAGAATTGAAATTGAAAAATTATACTACAGTAATATGTGGTACAGTCCTTTTAAAATGGTAAAGCGTATGTTTGCATTATCAAGAGCACCTAATCTTAAAGATGATCCTAGATACAAAAATGTTCTTGAAAAATTATT